CCTATCCATTGCGTCTTTAAGTTCATTTGGCATTTTTGGTGCCCTTATCATATTTACTGAAGATACGTCTGGGTTGTCCTTACTAAAATCATTATCATAAGACATTGATTCGTATGTGTGTATGTTAATTTCTTCATTTGAATCAAATCTAGTTCCACGTATTGCATTAAATATTGATCCACAGACAGCATCTGCCAAGTCTTTTGATCCTTTTCTTGGGTGGTCTACCTTATCTCTCATAATTTTTAATTGCAATAATTCATCTATAAGTAAAGGAATGTGTGGCCCTTTTAGTCTTTCTTCTAAAACTATCATCGCCATATCGTCGTAGTGTTTTTTAGCGACAGATAGAATTTCTGTATTGATGCCGTATTGTTTTAGTTGTTGCATCATATCGTGAGAATTCCATCTGTCAAAAGTACATAGTCTTATTTTAAATCCTTTTGTTCTTAAAGACAATATGTAATCTTTTACTTCTGTAAAGTCTACAGACTTATCTGGTGTTGGGGTCCAAAATCTTACTGCATCTACTTCTACTATTGGTGCTGGCTGTGTATAAGTATCACTTACTTTTACATTAACCCATTTTTGAACATGTGCTAAAGAAACTGCACAATGGTCATGCTTTTGTGCAAGGTCTACGTGTATAAAATATTCTTTATCTGGGTCTGGTGCGAACCAATTTTCAAATCTTCCAAATTGATCAATAGCAACTGCTGTGTTATTAAATGCTGTTTCTATTTTTTCTCTTGATTTAAAAAATGCATCTACTGCGTCTGACGGCATGCAAGCAAACCTTCCTAATGCATCCATAGAGTTTTTATAAAATGCTACTTTAAAATCATCAATGCTTCTAGTTGGATTAATTTCCCAGGTCGGACGTTTTAATGCATATACTTTTGGAATAGAATAAGAAAGAATATGGTCTTCTTCCCATTCAACTACAAACTCATTACCTTCAGTTCCGTCTGGGAGATCGAGATCCATTTTAAAATTATGGCTTCTTACTATAGTTTCTTTTTCAGCAATAACAGATTCGTAAAATTTTTGTATTGGATCATTTTTAAATCTTGGAAAAGAAAGTAATATTACTTTGCCAAAATCTGGGAAACGTGAGTCTACTGATGCTCTGTACATTTCGTATATAGCATCTGCAGTTTTAGCTTGATCATGTCCAGTTGTATTCTCTGTAGCAAAACCTGAAATCTCATCAAGGATAACAACAATAACGTTATACCCTTCCCAAGCTTCACGCTCAGAGTGACCAGAATGAACTGTAATAGATTTATCAAATTTCATTTCAGAAGCTTTGTCTGTGTATTTTCCAGTAAACCATGGAGACTTTTCAATACGTGTCTTAAAACCTTTAAAGAAAACATTGTTTGCTTGTTGTGCGTTAATAGCAATATTTAAAATATCGATTGCATCTCCTGGTGGTTTCCCATAATATGACGCTGGGTCCTTCAGGCATAATAACAAATACACAATATAAGCTGTTGCAATTGTTGAGCAGTAGTCTTTGCCAGAACCTTTGCCAAGTTGAGCAATTACTTCGTTGGCTGTTTGCTTAAATATTCTAGAGCCTTCTTCTTCTCCAAATAATTTAATTAATGTAGACTCTTTATATATTTGAGATGACTTTTCAATTAGTGTATATTGATAATTTGAAAGTGGTGGTAAGGCTAAGTAATTAGGGTTTGTAACAAAAGTTTGTAGGTCTACTGGTCTTTCTTCAAACTCTTCATTATCTAAAATATCTATTATATCGGAAAAGTTAAATGACATTGTATTTCCTTGGAACTTTTATATAATTATACAGATTGCTTGAATGTGAGTACCTCACTTTACTTTTTACTTCTTTTACCCCATGCAAACAATGTTCTTCTGCGCTGTGTATAAGCAAATCTCCTTTTTTAGGTTTATATTCTATATTTTGATTTGGATAATAAACTTCACCACCTTCAAAATCATTAAAATATATTATTAATCCATACAAATTATTTTTTTCAAAATGAAAAACATCACCTTCTTTGTATAAAGACGCCTTTTCTCTTAATTGTAAAAAGTCGTGATTATCTGAATGCAGGCCCCACGACTGCCCTTTTTGCATTCTTATTAATCCATTATTTTCATTTAAAAAAATATTATCATTTAAAAGATAGCTTAATCTTTTTTTTATTTCAGAAATTGTAGTTATAGAAATATCTGATGTATAGAAACTAAAATTGTCGTGCCAGAGATCTTCTTCTATTAAATTAGAGTAATGTATAATCCTATCGCATTCATTATCTGTTGCAAAATTATGATATACGTATATGTCTTCTCCAAGTTTTTCAAAATTGGTTTTATCAAACATTAGACTACCTCTTCAGAATTTATTACAACTGGTTCTACAATTCCTGTAATTTGTGATAGCCTTCTTGCTACATCCATTTTACATTTTGGACAAGAGGCTGTAACCTCTTTTAATATTTTAACCAGAATGTCTTGCTTGTGCTCTGTTTCTGCAATTTGTGCTGCCATTTCGGCATTATCTAATAAACCAACTTCTTTAAGCATAGTAATTCTTTTTGTTTCAATATCTGAAATCAATTTAAGAGCGTTAGCCTTAACATTTAATTGACCTGCCTGATCTGCATCTTCCACTGTTTTCCATGCCTCTTTAATTAACATAGAGTAATGTTGATCAGCTCCTGAGATAGCCTCTTTGGCCCGTTCCTTAGAGCTTGTATCGTTGTATACGACAGTTTTCCACTCGTCTATAAGTTCTACTACGTCTGACCGCTTATAGCCCGTCAGAGAGGCAATCTGGGTCGGATTATTGCCCTTTAAAAGTTCGGCAACAACTTTATTCATGCGATCAAAATGATCTGATAATTCAATTTCCATATATGTGTATTATAATTCTAGTTGACTAAAAAGTCAATTAGATTTGGCTATTTTATATAATATTAGATAGCCTATTAGGTCATCTATATCATTATCTCCAGCAAATCCTTTATTATTCTTTACCCTATTTAATTTATCATCAATTCTTACCTTTAATTGTTCTGTTGAGTCCGCCGTTGAAAATATTCTAATTGGCTCTAGGGCTGAATTGCCATAGGATATATTTTTTTCAATTAACATTTGAGCAATTTCTAAACAAGAATTTAATATTTTATTTCCCGCTGGGGCACTGACTGCATGTAAGTATAGGTCTTCATATCTAAATTCTTTTACATCTTTAAATACTGGCTTTAGCATTATAGATCCATTCTAATAGTTCATGTTTTGGTTCCCAGCCAAAATCATTTTTTGCTTTGTTGTTATCCGCCAACGTCTCTTTAACTTCACCTGGCCTATCTTCTATGTATTGTACATTATTGCATATAGTTTTGGCAATATCTAATATAGATATATTTTTACCAGTACCAATATTATATGTTTCCCCAAATATAGATTGATTGTCAGAGTTAGCTGCTAATATATTAGCCTCTACTGCATCTTTAATATATGTAAAATCTCTTTTTTGAGTTCCATCTCCAACTATAGTTAATGGTAATCCTTCTTTAAATTGTTTTAAAAATAAACCAACTACTGGAGCATACTGTCCTTTTAATGGATGCCTTTCTCCGTACACATTAAAATATCTTAAAGAAATAGTTTCTAGCCCATACAAATTAAAATACACCTTCATTAAGTTTTCTCCAAATATTTTAGCTGATGAATAGGTGGTTAATGGGTCTGGATTTTGAGATTCAATATTTGGTAAAGTATTTTTTTTGCCATATGAAGATGATGTGCTTGAATATATAACACGTTTTACATTGTTTTCTCTAGATGCCTCTAAAATATTAAATGTTCCAACAGCATTAATGTGCATTGATTTTCTTGGATTTTGTATAGCAATTTGAATTCTAGCATCTGAAGCTAAATGGAATACACAGTCTACATTTTTAAACAATGGTTCAATTAAATTATAATCGCATATATCATATTTATAGTTATTTGCTTCGTTATTCCAATAGAACTTTTCATTTGATACAGCACTTTCATTATCTATGCATACAACCTCATGCCCTAGATCTAGTAACCTATCAACAATATGAGACCCTATAAATCCAGCACCTCCAGTAACTAATGACTTCATTTAACATTACGCATCCATTTCTTTATATAATTGTTTTAATCCTCTTAGCGTTCCAATATCCATATACTGTCCGCCTGGTCTTACCGCCTTAATATTAGAACCCTTAGATATCCATTCCTTTAATTGTTTTCCTGGATGATCTAGTGTTGTATCTATGTATCTTATCATATTCTTTCGGAATAGCATGGTGCCCCACATATCTGGGTAGTCACAATTATCTACCTTATCTTCTGAACCAATTACTTTATCTTGGGATACTAAAACTTGACCGACACGTCCCTTTAACACTTCTCCGCATTCCCAAATTCCTAGAATAAGGTCGGCGGTATTATCTTTAAATAAAGGTCTGTATATATTTCCAGGTGCGTTTAATATATATGTGTCTGGCATTCCAATAAGCACTGTATCGTTATACTCTCCCACCATAAACTTTACCGCATCTGACATTGTTGTAGGCTCACGAACAATTAGTTTAATATTCATGTCCATATTTTGAATAATTGGAACCCACTCAGCTCTTGTGGAGACCCTAACCTCATCACACACTTCAAGCATTTGCTCTACGTGCCATTGTAAAAGAGATCTTTCATCTGATATAGGTAAACAAAATTTAGGAATGCCACCAATTCTAGAAGCTTTTCCAGATGCTGGCAATACTCCTATAACACTCATTCCTTTTCCCATTCATGAGGATTAAATCCATTAGGATAAGATTCATTTACACGAGGATCTTTTTTCCAAGCAATCCATCCTGCTTCTCTGTCATCTCCCCAATAAAGATGGACTACATCTTTATCTAATAGCCTTCTGGCTTCTTCTCCACAAAGAATTTTTACTTTATTTTCTTTTAGAAAATCCATTTCCATAAGTTCTGGGGCCCACTCATTGATATGTTTTTGATAAGGCTCAACTCCTAATTTTTTATATAGTGCATCTGTAAACATTTGAACATCAGTATAGTAATGAACCATATGATTATGTTGAGTAATTCCTTCAGAACATCTTTCAACACAAAGGTCTATAGCTGCTTTTAATAGCGGATGCCCAGCTTTAGCGGCAATTGTTTGAGTTGCTAGCCATGGGGTATCCCTTTCGATATCTAAAATCATATCGTATTCAGGGCTTAACCAAGTATCTACTGGAGTCTTGCAGTGTGTGTCCATGTCTGTATATATCCCACCGTGAATATAAAGAATAGCAAATCTCCATAAGCCAGCTTTCATTACTCCTAAAGGCAGATTTACATAGGTCTCATATGTTTTTGAGTCGAAGTGTTCCTTAAAGAAGTTTTCCCTGTCTTGTCCACTCATGTAGCCATAAGCCCATCCTGGATTTTGATGAGTCCATGTCCCTACGCTTTCTTTAGCGTAAATTGGCAATTCATCAAAAATTGTTTCGTAAGTCTGCCAGATCTTTTTTTCTATACTCATATTATCTCCTTTTAATTAAACCAAACTGGTCTAAGTATCTTTGTATTGTCATAGCAGAAACACTGCACTCTATAGCAATTTCAGTAACTGTTTTCTTTTGAATAATATATCTACGATATAGCCAGTCTTTGCTTTGATATAGCTTCATGGAGCTGCCATTTTATAAAAATGTTTAAATTGATTATATGGTATAACATTTGGGTCTATCCACCAATCTTCA